GTCCAGATCGTTCCAGAATCACCGTTTGATAAACCAGAAGGGCTACAAAACAATGGAAACTAATGCAGAAGTGATACCAATTAAACGAGGGGCAGAGTTAGAAGGCCGCACTATGGCCAGAATCCATACGCCTTTATTAAATTGCGATAATAAAGCTCAAGATGTAATTGATTTGGCCAATAAATTAAATTTACCTTTATTGCCTTGGCAGATTTGGGTATTAAAAGATTTATTAAGCGTGGACGAAAATGGCAAATACATTAAGAAATCAGGATTATGTCTAGTTGCACGCCAAAACGGCAAAACTCACCTAGCACGTATGCTTATCTTGGCGCATCTATTCTTATGGGGCAGCAAAAACGTTTTAGGTATGTCATCTAATCGCAATATGGCATTAGATACCTTTAGGCAAGTTGCTTGGACTATTGAAGACAACCAATTTTTGAAAGACCAGGTTAGACAAATACGCCTGGCTAATGGGCAAGAATCTATAAGCTTGCTTAATGGCGCTCGCTATGAGATAGCGGCAGCTACTAGAGATGCGCCACGTGGAAAGACTGCAGATTTCTTATACATAGATGAATTACGTGAATGGTCGGAAGAAGCTTTTACAGCTGCGTTGCCAGTTACTAGAGCTAGGCCAAATTCCATGACATTTATGACAAGCAACGCTGGCGATGGATTCAGCACTGTATTAAATAATTTAAGGGAACGATGTCTGTCTTATCCAGATGTTAGTTTAGGTTATTACGAATATAGCGCACCTCAACATTGTAAAATTGACGATAAAAATGGATGGATGTACGCTAACCCAGCTTTAGGTCATTTAATAAGCGAAGCTACATTAAAAGAAGCCATGTCTATAAATACAGTTGAAGCTACCAGAACTGAGATGCTATGTCAGTGGGTAGATAGTTCAGTAAGCCCATGGGTCTATGGATCTATTGAAGCTTGCAGTGATAGCAATTTACAAATACCTGTAGGCCCTTTAACTATTTTTGCTTTTGATATAGCACCGACCAGGAGATGTGGCGCTTTGGTTGCTGGTCAAATAATTAATGGCAAAACAGCTGTGGGTTTAATGCAGTTATGGACTAGCGATATTGCAATAGATGAAATACAAATGGCAAGTGATATTGCTGAATGGGCTAACAAATATAAACCGCATTATATTTGCTATGACAAATATGCGGTACAATCTGTTGCCACAAAATTGGAACAAAGCGGTTGGCGTATGCAAGACGTTAGTGGACAAATGTTTTATCAGGCGTGCAGCGATTTACAGAACGCTATGGCGACAAATCGTATGATTCACAGTGGGCAACCGGATTTAGTACAACACCTCAATAATTGCGCAGCTAAAACCTCAGATTTTGGTTGGCGTATAATCAGGCGTAAATCAGCTGGCGATGTCACAGCAGCCATAAGTTTGGCCATGGTCGTATATGTCCTAAATAAACCACAACAAACCGCCAAAATTATTGTCTAACTTGCACTAATTGTCCATTTTATGGTATAACATACCAATATGGGTCTATTGTCTGCTTTGGGTATAACCAAAAAAACTGAAACTGTCCAAGCGCAATACGCCCCTGCCGTTATGTTAGATTCATACGGATTTAACACAGTAGGTGTGCCGTTTGGGTATGGCCCAATGGATCGTGCGCTAGCATGTCAAGTGCCAGCGGTCAATCGTTGCGCTAATTTAATTAAAGGTGTCATAAGTTATTTACCATTAGAGCTTTACAAAAAATCTACTGGTGAAGAATTAGGAAAACCTGTTTGGCTAGAACAGCCAGATATTAGACAACCTAGATCCGTCACGATTAGCGCAACTGTTGACTCACTTATATTTTATGGCCAAGCATTTTGGCGAGTTACTGAAGTTTATGCAGATGATCTACGACCTGCACGATTTGAATGGGTAGCAAATACTAGAGTTAATGCACAAACAAACGGATTAGGTACTGAGATCCTGTACTACACAGTTGATGGCGAAAAAGTGCCAATGGTAGGCGTAGGATCATTAGTAACATTTCAAGGATTAACGCAAGGCATATTGCAAACATCTGGTCGCACTATTCAAGCTGCACTAGATATTGAAAAAGCCGCAGCTGTAGCCGCTGCAACACCTATGGCTACTGGATACATTAAAAACACAGGTGCAGATATGCCAGAGTCATCTATTCAAGCATTATTGGCTGCATGGAAAACTGCACGTCAAAATAAATCTACTGCATATTTAACCAGCACATTATCTTATGAAACTGTTGGATTTAGTCCAAAAGATATGATGTATAACGAAGCATCACAATACTTGGCTACACAAATTGCACGTGCTATGAACGTACCAGCCTACATGATCAGCGCAGACATGAATAACAGCATGACTTATCAAAACATTATAGATGGCCGTAAAGAGTTTGTAGCATATTCACTACAACCATATATTTGTGCAATAGAAGATCGTTTAAGCATGAACGATATTACAGCCAATGGCCACATAGTTAGATTTAACATAGACGAATCATTCTTACGTGCAGACACAATGAAGCGACTTGAAGCAATAGAAAAAATGTTGGCTTTGGGTTTAATTGATGTTGAGCAAGCGAAAGAAATGGAAGATATGACACCAGAAGGAAATGAGTCAATAAATGATACTTACGTTCAGTAGCCACGTTGAAGCATCTGACAGCGAGCGCAGAATAATTGCTGGCAAGATCGTGCCTTTTGGCGAAATCGGCAATACTTCAGCTGGCCCAGTTGTATTTGAAAAAGGATCTATCAAAATTGGTGATCCAGGCAAAATTAAAATGCTTATGCAACATAAATCTGAAAAGCCGATAGGCCGTATGCAAAAATACCAAGAAGCTGAAGATGGCATCTATGCTCAATTTAAGGTAAGTGCTAGCATGCAAGGACAAGATGCATTAATCCTGGCACAAGAGCAATTAGTAGATGGCCTATCAGTAGGCGTAGAAATTATTGCATCTAAGAATGAAAAAAATTACATCAAAGTTACATCAGCTGTATTAAAAGAAGTTAGCCTGGTCGAAACACCAGCGTTTGCTAACGCCAATGTACATAAAGTTGCTGCTAGTGAAAACGAAGCAGAAAACACTAACCAATCAACAGAAAGCGAGGCTATTGTGGAAGATAAAGCACCAGAGCCACAAAGCACACAGGTCGAGGCTGCTACTCCTACAGTAGAAGCTGCTCGCCCAACGATTTCAAGTGTTGTCTATACAACACCACGATCACCAATCAATTCAAAAGCATCATTTTTGCAACACTCAATCAAAGCCAAGTTAGGCAACCATGAGTCAGCAGAGTGGGTAATGCATGCTGAGGCTGAGGCTGCAAAAGTATTAACAGCAGCAGATGACAGCTTCACAACTAACCCAGCATTCAAGCCGGTACAATACGTATCAACAGTTGTAGATACATTAATTGGATCACGCCCAGCTATTGACGCAATCGGATCACGTGCACTTCCAGCATCAGGTATGACAATATCAGTACCAAAGATCACTACATCTGGAACAGTTGCAAGCACAGCAGAAGGTGGCGCACCATCTGAGACTGGCATTGTCAGCGAGTATGTAAATCTAACTGTTGGCAAGTACGCAGGATTGCAACGCTACAGTGTTGAGCTGTTAGAACGCTCAGACCCATCATTCTTCCAGGCGATGCTTGACAACATGCAACGTGCATATAACAAGGCCACAGATGCAGCTGTAATTGCAGCATTAACATCTGGCGGAACACAAGCAACTGCAGTAGCAGCAACTTCAGCAGGTATCATTTCATACGTATCAACTGAAGCACCAGCCGCTTACCTAGCAACAGGTGAACTAGCAACACGTTATATCGCTGGTACATCACAATGGTCATTACTACTCGGCGCAACTGATTCAACAGGTCGCCCAATTTACAACGCTGCAGCACCAATGAACGCAGGTGGACAATCAGCACCTACATCACTACGTGGTAACGTTCTAGGTCTTGATCTATACGTAGATTCAAACGCAGTATCGACTACTATTGATGAGTCTGCATTTATTGTTGTGCCATCATCAGTTGCAATTTACGAATCACCAACACTACGTCTAAGCACTAACATCCCAACATCAGGCGAGATCGAGACCATGCTTTATGGTTATCTAGCTTGTGGCGTATTAGTCGCTGGTGGCGTACGCAGATTTAACCTTACCTAATAAGTAAGTAATTAATAATCCTTTGGGGTTTAGTAGCCCTAGCCCCAAAGGAGCTTTTTAGAAAGGTAGGCACATGGCAGCAACGTATGTTACTAAAGCCGAGTTACGTACTAACTTGGGTATTGGTAGTTTATATACTGACGCAACTGTAGAAGAAGTGTGCCAAACTGCAGAAGATTTATTAAAACAGTATTTGTGGTTTAATTCAGCACCAGTAGTAGGTGCACAATTACAAAATAACGTGGCTACATTAGTTTTAGCAAATCCAGGTATATTTGTTGTAGGCCAAACTGTAGCAATCGAAGGCTGTGGCCATCCTTATGGTGGCAATCAAGTTATTACAGGTGCATGGCCTGGCACTACAGTACCTGCATCTATAGCGACAGCATTTTGGTCAACATATGCATTTAGCAGTTACCCAACTGGCTATTCAGTAATTCAGTTTGCAGAAACACACGCAAACGATCCATTCCACCGCATTATTCCAAGTGGCAAGGCTACTGGCCCTGATACTTTGGAAGCAGATTACGCTGCGACACCTGCAATCAGAGAAGCTGCCATGATAATTGCCGTTGATATATGGCAAGCAAGGCAAGTTAGTCAAACTGGTGGGGTGGGCATGGATGGGGTTACTGCCAGCCCTTACAGAATGGGCTATCAGCTGATAAATAGAGTGCGTGGCCTCATCCAGCCATATTCTAATCCTAATTCGCTAGTAGGTTAACGTGCCAGCCGCAATAACAACGTTACGTGGCACACTAGCAACAGATCTTACTAATGCTGGTGTTTGGTC